CTCATTCCTCGCATCCCTCGCAACACAAAAAGTCACTCAACTTCGCTTCGCCCATTAGTCCATCCCCTTCTTGTCTACCCAATCAGCAACACATCCACGAATCACGATCCTGAAAAGATGCTGCTTGTTCCTGTGCCAGTTTGTCAGCGTTTGCAGACTCACCCCTGTTATCTGCGAGACTTGCGACAGGCTTTTTAGGCCCGCCGCTTTAGCTTGCTGTGAAGGGGTCATTAGTTCGCCACCCGCAAAAGCCCGTTCAGGCACTCTTTTTCGCACTGCGCGTTATACGCGTCCACGGCTTCCCGATACAAGCTAAAATTGCCATCAACAATTTCATGGTGCATGCCGTTGTTCACTGACTCTCGCCAAAACCTGCGGGCCTCATCCAGCCTTGAGCGAAGCTCTTTCAGGTAGTCGCTGGCGCTTTCTTTTTGTGCTTCTGCTAGCTTGTTGCGAATAATCATTCCTATCACCTTTCTGGCTATGACTTCCGGGCCGTCCCCGTCTGTCCATTTGCATATAATATAAAACTGTTTGAAGGAGTCAAGCGATTTAAGCAAATAAATTCAAATATTTTGCTTTTTCTTAACCCGCTCGGCCAGCGGTAACAGCCACCAGCATCAACGGTAGGCTCGGCCTCCACTTGGCAAGGGATGGCAAGTGCATCTTTTTCGTCTCCATTCACAGGCATCCTTCCGCAACGGTTTTCTTTGAATCTCTGGCTTTACATGCGTTTCGAACAAAATCCATCACCCTGAATGCCTGCCCGCCAAACGGGTATTTTTTGCTATACGATGCGCTTGAGCCGTCGTAAAAGTCCGCCCTAACCTCGACGCCGCTACCGCATGACGTTGATCTAACGTACACCTCGCAGTCGTCGCCCAAGCGCTTTCTGAGCGCCGACATGGTTGCCATTAAGTCGCTCATCCTCTGCCCCTCCTGGAAATTTCTTTGAATATTGCCTTGGATGGCTCTTTGCTTTCTGCCTGCCACAGCGCAACGTTGTTGTAACTGGTGTTCTGATAGCGGTATATCTTGTATTGGTTACAGGCCATCTCATGCTCTGCACATGTTTTGCGGTGCTCACATCCAGTACAGGGAAAAACAAGCTGATCGTCTGACTTTTCCAGGTGGCGAGTAAGCTGCAAGTTCTCGTAGAAATCGCTCGATCTAATAACCTGTTGCATAATCAGCCCGCGCGTTTCATTTTCGATGGATTATCAGAATGCTCTCGCCTAGCCTGGCCGTAAATTTTATAAGAAGCTGGTTCTTTAAACTTCATTTTGTACCTCCTCGTTATAGTTAAGCACTGTGTAAAAGCCGGTTGATTTGCTTTTCATGGCGGTCACGCGCTTGATCTCCAAAGAGGGGCGCTTTGCCAGAAAATCATCAACCGTTGGGACAACCTCGCCATGCGCGGCAATGCACAGCTCCCGCCACTGCCGACCGCTTTCTGGCATATACCAAACAGAAAAACTCCTGCATTCGGTAACAAAATCAACCTTGAGTGTGACGTTGCCTTTTTTGCTGACCCACTTTTTAGCTGACCAGTTCAGCACCAAGTCGGAAGACGCGGAGTATGGGTCGGACTTTATGCGGGCAAATTCAAGCCGCAATTTTTCGTTAGGGTCGACCATTTCAGCTTTGCACCGTTCACACCTGCGGGCAGCAATATCGTTTTCGTGGTCGCACTTCGGGCACTCTTTTAGCGTCCACCGGTAGCTGCACCGCTCATAATTCCAGCCGACTTTGATAAAGCCGGTACACCTTCTGCCATAATGCGATGGGGTGCTGGTTTTTGTGCCAGCCAGGTCAACAAAATAGCCGTCCTCGCTATACCCGAAGCCCTCGTCATTGCGGCGCGGTTTAAACTGCTGCCACAGGCTGCACTCAGGGCAGCGCACTTCTATCGGTGCGCCTCCAGGCGCAACCCGTGGGTCTTTGATCTCAGGGTTAAAAAGGTCCCCGTCTGGGCAATGGCGTTCGATGTTTTCGGCATAATCCAGGATCAAGCAATCGCGCTTTCCTTCACTGAGACGCAATCCGCGCCCTATGATCTGCTGCAATAAAGAGGCCGATTCCGTGGCCCTAAGCAAGGCGATAACGTCCACATGCGGCGCGTCAAAGCCAGTGGTCAGCACAGCCACATTCACAAGATATTTAATCCGCCTGGCGTGAAAGTCGGCCAGTATTTTTTCGCGCTCGCGCTTGCCTGTAATGCCCGTCACGATGGCGCTATTGTGAGGCGGCAAGCTGGATAAGATTTCTTGCGCGTGCTGGACTGTCGCCGCAAACAGTAACACGCCTTTTCTGTTTGCTGAAAACCTGACAACGTCTGCAACAATGTATGCCGTTTTTCTGCCGTGGCCCTCAAACGCCCGCTCCACTTCAGCGGCATCAAACTTGCCCATGCGGTTCACTTCCAGAGCCGCCGTTGCATAGTGCTCCGATGTCGCCTCGGTTGTTGGCGGGGTCAGATAGCCCATAGCAATCAACTCCCGCGCTTGGATGGAATAGATCAGCTTTGTATAGTATCCATCGTGATCAGTCGGCGTTCCGTCCATATTGATCTTATAAATATAACCGGTGTTCATCCTGTAAGGCGTGGCCGTAAAACCAACAACCCGAAGTTTGGGGTTTTTCTTTTTCAGGTCGGCAATGATCTTTTTGATGGTCGGGGTTATCCCGTGGCACTCGTCTACAATCACCGCTGCGAAATTGGCAAAGCGATCTAGCGCGTTTATCACCGTTCCGGGCGTGCCAAAAACGACATGATGGCGCAATGACTTCTGCCCGGCAGATGATGAAAATATGCTGGCTGGGTGCCCTGTCGCTAAAAACTTTTTGTGGTTCTGCTCAATCAGTTCTTTGCTAGGAGCCAGACACAACACGCGCTTCCCGCTGACATTCCACAGCCACTCCGAAAGCGCGGCAATAATATGGCTTTTGCCTGCCCCGGTTGCCGCCTCAATCACAAACGAATCAAATGACTCGCTAATATGACGCTGGGCGGCTTCCAGGGCATCGCGTTGGTATGATCTAAGCACGAGTTACTCTCCACGAGCTAACCGGGCTCCCTCGATAAGTCTCTAGGTCTACACCTTGCAGTTCCGGGATTTTCTTATAATCTACATTCCCCTTGCGCTCAATCGGCTGCACAATCAGCCCGGACACGTGGGTTTTCTGCCCGTCTGCAAGCGCGATCAGCTCCGACTTGATGTCGTCAATGTCTTCTTTTGCTTGGTCATACGCAGCCAAGGCCGCAAGGTATCTGGCCTCCAGGATTGGCTTCTCAATCATGCGGTCTAGGTGCCTGCCTGGCGCTTTTATTTCTGCAAGATATTGCTGATAAAAGTCATGCAGTTTTGGGATGTTTTCTTCTATCCAACGAGGGTCAAAATTTACCCTCTCGATTATGTTCGCATAGTCGCACCACTGGAAAAATAAACATTCCGTTCTGCCGGTGCAGAACATTTCAATTTGGACTTGAGCATAATAGTGGTCTTGCGCGTTGATGGACTTGAATCCATCCTCATCTTTTTGGTTGCGCATTCCGTACGGGCATTTAATTTCGAGCACCATATCTGTGCCAATCAGGCCGTCTGGCGACGCTCCGAGCCACTCAAGATCAGGGTGGACAATAAACCCCACTTCTTCCACTGAATACCCCAGATTTTTCAGATCGGCAAGCGCATATTCTTCGCTGAAGGTTCCGTATTCTGTCGCAATGTTGCCGGTAAATTCTTTTGGCGCACCATGATATTCGCGGACCATTGCCCGCATAACGTCGGCTGGCTTCTGCCACGGGTTACACCCCAAAATTGCGCCAACCCTGGAGCCAGTAATTTTCCCGACTCTGCTTTTAAACCATGCTTCTGATCGCTGTTCCATATGGAACCTCCTTTTAAAAAAAGGGGCGCATTGCTGCGCCCAAGATGAGGGCTATTAGAAACTGGCTCTGTCGAGGTTGTTGATTGTCCCAGGCTTCGATATCGAAAAGTCTGGCTCTTGCTGCACATTTGCTTTGGCTTCCTGTGCTGCTCCACCTACAGGCGCAACGGCTTGAACCCAGTTTCCGCTTTTCCCGTTAATTTCCCAGACGCCAAGGCGCAACGCCATCGGCTTGTTGGTCAGGTGGCCACACAGTTCTTGGTCGGTAGGTTCGCGGCCAATCTTAAGAAGGCCGCCGCCCGCGTTTTTGGCGATAGCAAGGAACATCCGTTGGTTCTTCTCGGCTTTTTTGGCATCGTCATCGTTGACGCGGACCTTCTGATAAATCTTGCGGCCTTTATATTCGCCGTCAATGATTTCCCATTTCAGGTTTATATAAATTGGGCCATCTTCATAGCTGTCCCAACCGGCGTCATCAACAACAGCGACAACTTGCGTGCCATCGGGCAGCGGATCAAACCCTGCGCTCGACTCAAAGGAGCCAGTAGTTTCGATTGTTTCCATTTTTTCCCAGAAATTGCTCATTTTGTGTCACCTTTTTTGATTGAGTTGTGTAGAGATGGTATGTAACTTGCCAGCGGGTTTTCCCCGGCGACAACTTCTAGCGGTTGGGTTATCCCGAACCGGTTCTTGCTGCAACTACTTGCAGTCGCTTTAGCTTCAATGATGCGCGTTCCGTCACTGATTGCTTTCTTGCGCTCTCCCTCGCCGCCCTTGGTGTAGGTCAGCAGCTTCACAAAGCCGACAACGTCGCTATCGTCTACATAGGGCGCTTGGCTCCGCTTCCCTAGTCGCAGGCTGTAGCGTGTATAAGGGTCGCTGTCGGGCAGTTCGATTGTTTCTGTATCAGCGTGGGCGACAAAGACAATATGCATCTTACGAATTTCGTTCAATACACCGCAGGCTTTGCGAACCCGATGATGCATGGTGCCAACCGCTTGTAAGCCTGCACCGTAGCCGCCCATCGCCTGATTAATTGACTTTGGCTGCTTCGGGTCATTCTCGATAATGTGCTGGATAAAAAGACGCTCCAGCGCGGTCACGCTGTCGATAACCAGCGTTTCGTAATTGTGCTCATCGTGAATCAGTGCCGAAAGCTGCTCCCATAACTCATCAACTTTATGAATCAAAGGTAGCGCGTCAGGACGTTTGTCAGAAGGGATGGCTTGTAAGCCGTCCTCGGCCCGGATAATAATCGGGTTGGGAAAGGCGCATGCCAGTGTTGTTTTGCCCACGCCAGCGTCACCCAGGATGGTGACGATGACGGGGCGATCTTTTGGTTTTTCTGCTTGCGATAATATTGACATTTTGTGTCTCCTTTTCTTTTCGCCCTGCAATTATAATCATTTTAATAATTTAGTAAAAGGTTTTTTTTGGTTATTTAGCAAGATACCATTTTTCGGTTTTTGGCCCTTTTGCATTGTCTGTTTTCTTGGCGACTATCTCGCCAGCTTCGGCAAGAATCTTAACCGCCTCCTCAACATCCTTTTTGCTGTACTTAACCCCGCACTGCGACTTTAGTACGCCGATGGATGCCCCGTGATCTTTGGCTATCTTGCTCAGTATCTTCCTCATCAGCACTTCGCCGCTGCGCTCTTTGTCTGCGCTGGCGATTGATGCCACTGACAAATTCACACGATCTTCGGTATCTTTTCGGACCAAATTAAATGCCCAACAAACATGCTCAAACGTCCTCACGCCACTGGGTATAGCCAGGATCAAACTGACCTTCATCGTCAGTTCAATCGCCCTGCGCCATACTGGTTCAACAGAATCCTTTTCCCCGGTTGCAGCCATTTCCCAAAAGTGTATGACACACTCATCTAGCGCCAGCCTTGCTTTTTCCTCTGTGTGGATGTCGCCGCCGCCGGACGATACCGACCCAAGCGCCATCCACAGGCCCATCGGCAGATCATAGTCCGGTGTAAAGTTTAGTTTTGGCTTGGGGTTGTTGTCGCGCTCCCGGAAAAACATGCACCTGCCAATAAACCCGCCGGTGATAGCGTCATAAGTCATGCTTTCGATAAACTTGTTTGGTGCTGTGAAGCCGATCATAGAAAGGAAAAACCCGGCGATGCCTTTATCCAGGTTGTTGAGCGTGTGCAAGTGCTTTTCTAGCTGCTCCTTTGCTTTGCCGGTCTGGTCGTCATTTTCATCTACCTTTTTTTGCAGCCTAGATATTGTTTTTACCAGCTCGCGTTCAGTCTCCCGCCTAACGTCGCCACTTAGCTCATAGGCAGAACCGGAGTTTGAATAGCCGCTCAGTAGCGCCCGCCGAATACCCTGTAAATATGATGGGGCCATCGGGTGATCAACTTTTGCCAGGAATTCGCCAAACTCATCAAGGCGATAATAGCACTGCGGGTCTGACAGCAGATTGCGTACCATCTCCTGCTCAGACTTGATAGTTGTATGCACTCGCCCGCCCATTTCACACTTGCCAAACATCTTCTTCATGCAGCGGATAATATGCTCTTTGCCGGAACCAGACCCCGCGATACAGGTAACGTATAAATTCGGCGTCTGGCCGTGGCTCACGTCGGTGTATTTGCTTGCCGCCAATGACCCGACCGTATAAAGCGCCGCCCCAACCGCCAGGTTCTCCCGCAGGTTGATCGCCTGTGAGTTTATCCAGTCTGCGATCTCGCCAACCAGCGATGGAGGCCGTCTTGCGTCAAACGGTGCCGCCAGCATCTCCTCGACAAGGCCCGCAGGGTAATCTGGCGCTTTTTCTAACTGATAATCAAATGTGACCGGCTCTTTGTACCCGCCCTCTCTGGCGTGGTGGAACAAGGTTGCCGCTGTCACGGGGTTTGCCGACTTCCCGAAGCTATGCCAATGGCGTTCCAGGGTGCTTTCGTCTGGGTACTTTTTGGACGTTTTGCTCCAGTTGTCCCATATCGCAAGCCCGCTCCCGTTGGTGGCGTGGTGTATCGCCATGCCGATTTTTATCCACTGATCATATTCTGAGTCGGCATTTATACAGCTAACCATCTCCTCGATGTCGCCGTCAGACA